AACCCTCACAAAGATGCTATGCGGCAAACTGTAAGTTCGCGGCCCAGCGTTTGTGTAACTTATCTTCGTAAATTGATAACGAAGACAAGAGCTTCCGGGCATGAGTCACATGTTTCGCAACATGTTTGTCCGATGGCTGCCAACAGTAATCGTCTATATACGGACGACACACGAAGGCAACTTTAGGACGACTCATGTACCGTACGGTGAACGGCATCGCAGGGTCTGAACCCCGCATAGCTGCCAACATCAGAACATTTGCGTGTTCTACACAACCAAGCAAGCGCATGTCATCAGAGACAGGAAGGCTCAATATCTCCTTCCATCTCCAAGACTGCTGCTCGCGATTCCAATTACAACACTTGGAAGACATAAAAGTATCCAGCGGTACACTGAAACACGTATCGCCAGGTTCGCGTCCAGGACGGAGATAATCCCGCCCAGATGCGGTCCTTAGGTATTGTCGAGCCTTTTCAAAGTAAAGCTCGGTCCTAGGGGACCTATATGTCGAGTTGTGCAAAGCAAACACATCACGTAAATCAGTGATGTGCTGCTTTAGATGTACAGGACGTACGTCCTGACCGTTGTACCAATCGCTTCCACAACTTTCTCGGAAAGGACCTGTTATGAACGTTTTATCGGTATTAACCTTAAAACCGATATCCCTTAGTATCTCAATCACTAAGAGAGCAACGTTTTGGCGAACTACAATGTCATCCCCGTAAACGGAGAAGTCATTAGTAGCATAGCCATTAACATAACGGTCCACTCCGTAACAGACGCTCGCAAAAATAAGCGTCTCAAGTGGGAAGCAGAAGCCATTGCCCATCGAACAGAACTTGGCGTAAGAATTAACGCGTCCGTTCAGTTCGTAACAAGGTGAACGAATATCCGCAAGGAATTCGAACCACTCCGGGGGTAGAAGATCCTTTACAACCTCAGTTGATAAACTATCTGAGGCTGCCGAGAGATCAATAGTACAGTATGGGTTGTCGGATTCAATCGAACCAGTCCTCGCAAGGATCTGATTTATACGTTGATCCGACACGTCGATGCCCGCCTTTTTGAGTTTCCTCTTCAAGACGGTATCAACCCCTTTCTGTACATACCCGTTAAGCAACGGCTCCACCGCGATCGACCTATGTGTCTTAGCGGTTTTCGGTACGAAGCTAATTTTGTTACAGCTCACCAAGTCAACCTTATTTCGAACACGCGACCTGAATAACTCAGGATCGTAACACTTGAGTGCGCCCGGGAGGACGCAGTCTCTAGTGTGTATGTTCATCCATAAGGCACTAACGGCATAAGGCAGGGCACTAGGGGTACACGTCCAACGTCGCGCGAAGATTTTACGCGCGATATTGGTCTTATTTCCGTGTACTCCCGTGTTTGCGCCCCCAGTAAAGTCGCAATGACTAAGTATATCGGTAAAATCAGGTTTCACCCCGATAGTGTTCTCGATATACTTTCGCGCGTCCAGGTAAATCTGGGCGTGACGGTTAAACCGTCGCCTTTTTAGGCGCGCACGCAGGTTGTACCTCTTACATGAATGCTCAGCGCTCAAAAATTTCTTAAGCGCTGTGGCCTCGGGATTTAACTCCGGGACCTGCCTCGAAGTAAAAGGGTACTTTCTGATCAAAGCAGCAATCTGAACCTCGCTAAAATAAGAATTAGCTGAGTCATACAACTGTGGACTCTTGAGGTCAGACCATTGGAGGAGGTTACCGAAGTTACCTGCTCGGAGTGATCCGAGTAAGTAATCGCGGTCTCCAACGTTACTGTCCTGCAACACTTCCGCTAGAAAGCCCTTATAAAGAGCTTCAGGAGCGGTACTTAGGGCCGTATTGGCCTTTCTGTCTGACTTCTTAGGCATATAGCCTCCGTTGTTGAGTTTTGGATGGAACCTACGACCCCTTTAATTAGGGGTGATAGGGAAGGTGCCCACTGCTGACTAGCAACCGTGAGTATAAACAAAACTATACACACGGCTAGCTTAGCGAGCTTATCTTGATCGCGCATGCTGGTATCTCCTTCAGGAGGCCAGGTAGGCAGAACCTTCGGAGAAGGTTTACTGCACTATCTTCTGGTCTTGAAAGAGACTTTCAGCAGACGCGGTAGCAAAATAAGCCGCCAAATCAGCAAGTATGGCATCCATTTCAGACTCTTGACAGCCAACGGGGATACTAATAGCAACATCAGCTATAATATCTCCGATGGTATCAGTACCATCTGTAGCGGTCCGCGTCAGCTTAAAGCGGGCGCGGCCCTTTCCTGCATACGTCAGTGTCGGTTTCGGGGCCGTTCGGCCCAGATCGACATAGTCGTTGCGAGAAAGGGTATGAGCAGGGCCGAGATATCGCATGATATCTTTGCTGAGCTGGACGTCATTTACATACGTCTTCGAGTTAAAGGCAACGGACATAAGTCCTCCTTGTAGTGGTTCAAAATGAGCTACGCTCGGGTTGTTGTAAGGACAGTCACTTAGACATCAAAATCTGATGCCCGAGTGCAGCCAGGTCGAGGATTCGGGCCTTACCGATATCGCCCGCAAGGGGCGTTATTTTCTGGCCCAAACCAATCTGAATACCTGGGGTCCGGGTTGTTGTAACGGATGTATACTTTTCCGTACAATGTGCGTCAGACGTAATCACACGTGTCTGGCCGTTTCCATACGTGCCTCCACGTGCCCGCCAAGAATCGCGGGTTGTTATTGACGTAGTCTGAACAGTGGTCCATGAACTTAGCCGTCTTACTCCCGCAATGGGAGTAATTGCTTCAATGAATGTACCAACATTGAAGAACCAGTCCAAAACGAACGACAATGGGATAACTTCCCATAGTGCTACGCCTATACGCTCGGTACCAACACCAAAAGTGTTCGGATCTCGCGATAGTTCGTATAGTACTCCGGTACGCACCGACTTAGTTGTATTCGTAGACGTATTATAGTCCGTGAATGACGCTGAGCCGGATGCATTAGATGTACCGGATTCCGACGCAGATCCACGCGCAGTTTTGCGCACGGGTTCATGGTCGAGTACAGTTCGTGCGACTGCTTCAGCCGCGTTCCTTAAGTCATTCAGTATTGGTCTTATGCTATATCTATAGCTTAGCCAATTATCAGAAATATACTCTGCGGTGGTTTTTGTATCAAGCTTACGCTTGCGACGTTTCCACCGTCGAGCATCCTCAACCTCTCTTTTGAGAGAGTTAAGAGGGTTCCTGAAGTACTGAATAGTCTCCCTGAGCTCGCCAATAAAGGTAGCCCCATCAAAAGTGGGTTTGTCAATATTGGCTACAGCTTCCGTGCTAGCCAGGTTGATCAGATTCTGGACGTTAATTAACACGTCTAGGTGACCAACCTGGCTCCCGATATGATCTAACGGGTTCGTACTAGGGCTTATAGTTTGGGCATACTCATAAGAGCATGACCTATTGCCCAGCGGCACAGAGGGAGCGTAAGGAACGTAATACGAGAGGGTCGAGAGAGAATATTCACGCTCCGATTTGAAACTACTCATCGGATTGTTAAAAATCTCACCGGCCGCGCTACGCTTTGCGTACCCAGGAACAACGACGTCCGACATAGTCTGGTAGCTCCCCCGAACTAGGGGGAATGCTGAACTTACGGTAGCCGATATCGTATTGCACTGCTTCGTCGGCGTAACTTGATTTTGATACGCGGTAGAAGACGATGCAATAGACGTCGACTCTGTGTTGTCTCGGGTACGTACTCGCATAGTAATAACTCTCTGGTTGAAGGGACTAAGTTTTGCCCTTGAAAGGGCTACTACAATATGACTAGGACAATAGTCTTTGTCATACTACAGCATGATTGATACAATGGCAGGTTCGGCATCGTACTACAACAGCGTATTCGCCCGATGAGGAAGCTTTTCTTGCTTCATCAAAGGAATCGAAACCCTGCGCAGTAAATGCCTTTTCCATACCAGATGTATCAACGCGATCGATCTCGACAAGAGGGGACCGCTTGGTATCAATTCCGATGTACGAGGATGGAGTATCTTCATCCTCAGTACAATCGGCCACTGTGCAGAGTGCATAGTGGGCCAAGTTGCCTTCAAAGTCGTTCGGTACGTCCATACCCGCATCCTGCCAAAGCCTTACAAGGCGAGCCTGGTGAGAGTGGAACTTCTTAAGCTTCATTGCTTCAGTGGTTTTAATCTTCATCTGACTATCCTCAGTAGGTTAGGCATAATTGCCGGTATGGAACGCCGAGTGATCGACGCGATTAGACAGCAGCC